CAGTACTATTCGCCTGAAAGCGTGCCGGGCGGGTATGACATGTACCTCACGTATCTCCAGGCGGATCGCGATGTTCTTCGCAAAGAGCTGGGTCTAAAGGCATTAACTATCCATGAGGCGCAAGGCATGCGATTCGAACGTGTTTGCCTGGTTCGGATGAGGCCCACCATGCTTAAGATATACGAGACGCAATCATACAACATTGTTGCCGTGTCGCGGACGTCTAGAGACTTCCACTATTGCACGGCCAAGCCAGGCGATTTTATGTCGACTTGGATCAGAGAAGGTGTTGGCCTGCCTAGCGAGCGCAAAGAAGACCAGAATTTCATAGATCCGGTGTACGCTGAATTTGGCGGAGGACACACGGCGGTGGCTGACTCCGTGACGCACTTAATGGCGCACGAGCCAAACAACGACGGATACATGGACTGGCACGCGAAAATGGCTCACGTTGTGCCAATGCCCGGACAGCGATCGCTGGCGTTTGTGAAACGCCGAGTGTTTCTGAAGTACCGCTGGAAGAGAGTGACTGTGCCAGACATGCCGGCATTGGCTACCCTTCAGGCAGTCCAGGACGGCCTGTTTCTGCGGCTCGATCGGACCATAGCGCGCGAGGATCGGCTGATGTGGCCGTGCGTGTTCGAGCAGGGCATTCGCTATGACACGTGCAAATCGTGCCGCACACCTCAACTCCGTATGAGAAAGGCTATCCACCCGAAGATGGCAACGACGCAATACGATCGCGCGTGGAGGCATCCGGAGGACATCAACGCTGGTCTGTCGAAGCGTGTGATTCAGGCTCCGTGCGCTAAGGTGGACTACGCCCCTGATCGTGCTGACGATCTGGTTGCGGGGTTTTTGCGCCAGATTGACCTTCAGCGATTGGCGACGATCAACTTGGAACTGCCGATTCAAGGAGTGGAAGTGAGAATCTATTGGTACAATACGCGCGGCGAGCGCAAGCAGGGCATTTTCACTAACGCGGATCCGGAACTGACCAGTGGAACGAAGTACTACTGCATCATTCGCGGCGATCACAAGCCAAAGCTCGATAACAGCCACGAGATGACCGTGCCGGCTGGGCAACTGGTAACAGCGCACCACCCGTTTTGGACTAGCCTCTTCGCACCAATGTTTTCGGTGCTGACCATTAAGATCTTGGCGGTACTGAACCCAAACATTGTGTTGAACACTAGAATGACGTGGGAGGAGCTGTCGGGACATGTGGACCACCTGATTACGAACGAGGTGTTCAAGGCTTTGGAGCTAGACGTTAGCAAGTATGATAAGAGCCAAGACGAGACAATGCTGGAGGCTGAGTGCCGTATCATGCTAATGTTTGGCATGCCAGCATGGGCTGTGGACCTGTGGCGGGTTTTCCACGCCCTGGTGTCGCTGGTTGACCCATACTTTGGGCTGCGATACACTGTAGGCTTCCAACGTCGATCTGGTGATGCTGCGACCTGGATCGGCAACACAATATGCCTTATCATGCTCATGGCGTATCTCTACCCCATTGAAAAGGCCAAGTGCTGCGTCCTTGGTGGAGACGATAACCTGACCATGTTTGACCCCAGCTATAACATCCCTGACGTTGCGGCCAAGGCTGCCGAGGAGTTGAACTTCGAGCTGAAGACAATCTGCCCGGGCAACAGCATGTACTTTTCGTCTCGCTTGCTGGTCCTGCTGGACGACGGCTGGAAGTTTGTCGCCGATCCGGTAAAGATCATCCAACGGATGGGCCGAACCGATTTGCAGGGTCACGAGCACATTCAAGCGATTTGGGAGTCGTACCGCAAACAGCATTATGACTATCTGAACGCGCAGACGCGCCATGCAGTGCACGATGCGGCGTGCGCCCATTATACCTTTCAGCTTTCGCAGAAGGTGACGAATATTATGCCTTTCATCGATGCCGTAGCGGCAATAATTAGCGATAAAGGAAATATGACTCGCCTCTTTACGGGAACGTCGGAGGAGTGGAACTTGAGCCTTGACCCGTGTGAGCGGGAGACTGGCAACGGCCTTTACGAGCAACCGCACTGGATGAGCTACGAGTTGCAGTACAACACCGACAGCGTCTAAGACTGACGACAAATAAATACCCACATTGGAACGGTTTGCCGAAGACTTGGGCAACGACGTGATGCAATGATGGAAGCACATAAACACACACACCACCTTGGAACGGTTGGCCAAAGACTTGGGCAACGACGTGATGCAAGAATGGAATTATATAAACACACACACAACACAACACACTAAACAGCTAACAACGTTG